GTATCTAGCTAATAATGGTCGCTATGCCATATCAGACAGAGTAAACCTAGATGATATGCTTACATCACGCCCTGGCGGTATTGTGCGTGTTAGTGGTGAGCCTGGTTCAGCTATCATGCCATTACAGCATCCACCATTACCTGCATCTACCTTCTCAATGGTAGAGTATATGGACTCTATGAAAGAAAAGAGAACAGGTATTACAGCATATAACCAAGGACTAGACTCTAACTCACTAAACAAGACAGCTTCAGGTGTTGCTCAAATTATGAGTGCAGCACAACAACGTATAGAGTTAGTCGCAAGAACATTCGCAGAAACAGGTGTTAAAGACTTATTCCAATTAGTCCATAAGCTAGTGAGAACAACACTTACTAAACCTGACATTATCCGTCTACGCAATAGATGGGTAGAAGTAGACCCTAGAGAATGGAAAGCTCGTAAAGATATGTCTATCTCTGTAGGCTTGGGTGCAGGTAACAAAGACCAGCAACTTATGCACTTAACCACTATCTTACAGATGCAAAAAGAAGCTATCCAAATAGGTATCACTAACCCTGAAAAGATATACAACGCACTTGCTAAACTGACACAGAATGCAGGCTTTAAGAACCCAGAGGAATTTTGGACTAACCCTGCTAATACACCTGAACAAGAAGGTCAGCAACAAAAGCCTACAGAAGCAGAGATCATGGTGCAAGGTCAGCTACAGATAGAACAACAAAAAGCTCAAGCTCAAATGATGCAAGAGCAAGAACGTAGTAAGAATGATATTATTATTGAACGTGAGAAGATTATTGCACAGGCAGAATTAGAGAAGTTTAAAGCTCAACTGAAAGCTGAAACAGACCTAGCCATTGCACAACTTAAAGCTCAAGTAGGATTACTATGAAAGATAAAAGTTTAGAAGAAATTAAGTTAGGTGAACAAGCAGGTGTCGTATTAGAGAACCCAGCATTCATCAACGCTATGCAAGCTGTTAAAGATAACATCATCAAAGCTATGGGAACTAGCGGATTAGGTGATGAACAAACACATAACAGACTAGTGATCGCATTACAATTATTAAACCAAATAGAGAAGCAACTTACTGATGTCATGCAGACAGGTAAGATGGCATCTATCCAAACAAGTAGTAAGTTAAAGATATTTAGGTAAGGACAAGCCTACTTAAAGCTCACTTTAGTGAGTTTTTTTATTGTCTATTTTTAAGGAAATATTATGAGTGACCAAGCTAATGAGCAGTCACCACAAAGTCGTTTAGAGGCTATGTTGGATACTGTTGAAGACCAAGACGTAATAGTTGAGGAAAAACAACCACCGGTGGAAGCTGATGAAACTGAAGTAGAAGCGGAAGCAGAAACTACAGATGAAGAAGCAACAGAAGATGCACCAGATGACCAAGCAGAAGAAGAAGGTGACTCGAAAGAGGAAACGCCTGCCTTACTAAAGCTAAAGGTAAATGGTGAGGAAATTGAAAAACCACTTGATGAAGTAGTAGCACTAGCACAACAAGGACTTGATTACACCAAGAAGACACAGGAAGTAGCAGAACAACGTAAGGAACTTGAAGCATACTCACAGAACATAAAGGTTCAAGAGGAAAACTTTAGGCAACAAGTTGAGCTACAAAATATGTTAATTGGTGAAATAGCACAAATTACAGCACTAGACCAACAACTGAACCAATATGCTAACGTGAATTGGAATCAGTTATCTGATAGTGACTTTGTAGAAGCGCAAAAACTTTTCTTTACATATAACCAGCTACAGCAAGAACGTAGCACATTAGTTTCACAGTTTGAAACCAAAAAGCAGGAAGTCGTTAGTAAGCAGACGCAATTGATGCAAGAGAAGATCGCAAAAGGAAAAGAGTCTTTAGCCAAAGAGATACCAGGATGGAGTCAACAGACTACCCAAGACCTATTATCTACCGGTAAGGATTATGGCTTTTCAGATGCAGAACTCAATTCAATTGTTGACCCTCGTCACGTGAAGGTACTGCATGACGCTATGCAATGGCGCAAACTACAACAGAACTCTAGTGTAAAGAAAAAAGTATCTAGCGCAAAGCCGGTAGTGAAACCTGGTTCAAAAGATACACAAACGCAGGCAAGTTCTAATGCGAAGAAGATGCGTGATTCGTTACGCTCAACTGGCAAACAAGAATTTGCTCAACAACTTATCGAACAGATGATCTAGGAGAAATATTATGGCAGTAGCCTTAACCAATAGTTATACCGGAAAGGGAATTGCAGAGTCTTTTGAAGATGTTATTTTTGACATCTCACCAGAAGATACTCCGCTACTTTCAGCAGCAAAAAGAACGACAGCAGGACAAACTTACCATCAATGGCAAACAGACTCATTAGCAGCAGCCGCAGCTAACGCACAGCTTGAAGGTCTTGATAGTACATACGCAACATTAAATGCAACAACTGTGTTAGGAAACTATACACAAATTTCAGCAAAAACTGTTAAAATTTCTGGCACTTATGACGTAGTTAAAAAATATGGTCGTAAGTCAGAAGTAGCTTATCAACTTATGAAAGCTGGTAAAGAACTTAAACGTGACATGGAATATGCGTTAGTTCGTAACCAAGCATCATCAGCAGGTGGCGCAGGTACAGCTAGAACTTCAGCAGGTATTGAGTCATGGATTGTCAACAGAGTATTAGCAACAGGTTCTACAGCAGGTTCAACACCTGGCTTTTCAGGTGGAACAGTTGCAGCTCCAACAGATGGTACAGCTTCAACATTTGTAGAAGCAGACTTAAAGTCAGCATTACAATTAGCATGGGTAGATGGTGGCGAACCAACACTCGTTCTTATGAGTGCAACTAACAAGTCACGTTTCTCTAGCTTTGCTGGTATCACAACGAAGTTTAACAATGTAAGAGATAGTGCGCAGGCTACTATTACTGGAGCTGCTGATATGTATACTAGCGACTTTGGTAATCATACTGTGAAACTTGATCGCTTCATGCGTGATGCTGCTGTATTAGCAGTTGACCCTAACTATGTTAGTGTTGCTACTTTACGCCCTATGGCTAAAGAAGAACTTGCTAAAACAGGTGACTCACAAAACTGGCTCTTAACAACAGAATATGCTTTAGTTGTTAATAACCCAGATGCACACGCAAAAGTGCAAAATGCAGGTGCATAGTAATTAAGATGTGATATAGTAGGGGGAGTTAATCCTCCCTCTATTATTTATATTATGCCAATACTATTTGATTATGACAAAGTGACAGGTATTACACAGCACTTTGACTATGACCCAATTACAGATATGATACATCTCACACACACTCAAGATGTAAGTGCTATATTAGATGACATACAAAGAAAAAGAAATAACCCTGAAGCATGGGCTAAAGGTGTTAAGGAATCATGGGCGCATTACGCTACTATTCCCACTATAGTGGAAATGGAACTAAAGAAAAAGGGTATAGATATATATAACCCACACCAAACAAAAGAACTTATAAAAGAAATAAATACTAACTATCCATATCTAAAAACTACAACAGCAAAACATGGATGATAGTTTATAAAGTTAAAAGATTATTTGGCTTTATGAAACGTGATATTAGAATGCGGTCATCAGACAAAAATAAAAGAGTTTATGCCAAAATAGAAAAGTTACGCAAAACATGGTGGCACTTTAGGACAAGATGGAACTCAACGAATTAAAAAAAATACAGTTAGCAATACATGATCTCATACAAAAAGAAGACTATGAGAACGCATACCCACTTATCAATACCATATTAGAAATATATCCTAATGATGCAGCAACCTTAAATTTTTTAGGTTACATTTGGCTCATGGGTGATAAGCCAGCATTTGCTTATCAGTTATTTCGTAGAGCATTACAAGAACAACCAGGTAACAAAGCATTATGGACTTCACTAGGTCGTGCTTGCCATGAACTAGATATGTTTGATGATGCTATTAAATACTTCTTAAAGTCAGCAGAATTAGACCCTACTTATGCACTAGCTTATGCTAATGGTGCAGCTTCATTGGTGCAGTTATCAAGATGGGAAGATGCAGAGAAGTCAGCAAAGATGGCTTTGGAATGCGACCCTAACGAACTACACGCACAGTTAAACCTAGCTCATAGTTACCTAGCTACAGGTGCATGGGATAAGGGATGGAATGAATGGAACAAGTCATTAGGTGGTAAGTTTAGAAAAGAACTCACCTATGGTAATGAACCTAGATGGGATGGTTCTAGTGGTAAAGACTTAATTATCTATGGTGAACAAGGTTTAGGTGATGAGATATTCTACGCATCATGTATCCCAGACGCTATTAAGATAAGCAAGAAAGTCTATATAGACTGTGATAAAAGACTAGAAACATTATTTAGACGTAGCTTTCCAACAGCAGAAGTGCATGGCACTCGTAAAGAACAAAGTGTTGAATGGTTAGACGGAGTTACTTTTGATGCAAGAGTAGCTATTGGTGGATTACCACAATTCTTTAGACATACTAATAAAGACTTCCCAGGCTCACCTTATCTAGTGGCAGATAAAGATAAAAGAATTATGTGGCGAGCATTGTTTGACTCATGGGGTAAAACAGTTATAGGTATCACCACTAAAGGTGGCACATTTAGAACTAATGCTAAAGGTCGTAACCTAACCCAAGACGATATAGCACCACTATTAAAACTTAAAGATACAGTATTAGTAAGCCTAGACTACAACGTAGATACACCATTAGAAGGTGTTAAATACTTTCCTTCCGTTGCAGACTCTAAAGACTATGATGATATAGCAGCTCTGATAGCAGAATGTAATATGGTCATAGGGGTCAATACTACAGCTTTACATTGTAGTGCCGCTATGGGCGTTAAAACATGGTGTCTAGTGCCTAAATATCACCAATGGCGTTATGCTCAAGTAAGTATGCCTTGGTATAGACACATGAGGCTTATCTACCAAGATGATAGAACATGGAAAGAAGTTA